TACGTCCGTCTTGACCAGCAACGCGCCGACATGATGGAAGCGCTTTATGAACGCAGCGGCCGCACCTGCAGTACCTACACCGGGCTGTGGGATGAGTTTTGCCACGATCTAGCTTCCAATTTCCGCGATACGCCATACCCTGAGCTGCTCGCCCGTGTGGTGCGCGCCATGGATGCCACTGAATCGGTGATGTCGCAGAAGCAAGCGCAGCAGGCGATTGAATGCTGCCGCCAGCAGCTGCTGGGGGATAAATGGCGATGACGCAACGCGGGCGACCATTCAAGACAGGCGCCAGCAATCCAGCTGCCAAGCTGACTGCTGATGATGTGCGCAGGATGCGTCAACTACGCCGCAAGGGATGGAGCACCATCCAGCTGTGCATTGAGTTTGGCGTGTGCCGCGAGCACGTGTCGCACATCATCAACCGACACCTATGGGCATGGCTTGATGACTGACAACGTGAACCATCCGCTGCATTACCGCCGCGGCCCAGTTGAAGCCATCGACATCATTGAGTCCGCCATTGGCGATGCGCCCCACATGGTGCCGGCATACCTACAGGGCCAGGCGTTGAAGTATTTGCTGCGGATGTGGTGCAAAGGCAACGCGCTTGAGGATGCCCGCAAGGCGCAGTGGTATCTAAGCCGATTGATCGCCAAACTGGGGGCATGATGCCGAAGCTACCTGGCCTGAACATGCTTGAGCGCTGGGCGCTTGGCATCCTTGTGCGCAGTTACCGCACAAGCTTGGTAGTGGTGAAGGTCTACGGTGAGCGCGAGATGCTGGTGGCTGCTAATCCAAACGATCCGGTGGCTGATTACGTCACCAATGGAGAGGATGAGCCGGTCAGCATGATCCTTGAGCGCATCTATCACCAGCCATCAGCCGGTGAGTTGGAATGATCAGCCTGCATGGCGGCCGCTTACTGCTGCTGTGCAGTCGCAGTGACAAGACATGGCACGCCCGTGTGGTGTTGGGCCCTAAGCCTGAGCATCAGATTGAGATGGACACTGGCACGGTGCAGCTGCAGGCGGCATTGCTTAAAGCGCAGCACATTTTTCAAGCAGCACGCGCCAAGCTGCGGCCAGTAGGTGAGCCGCCGATGTGCTGGGATTGCGAGCAATGGGACATCAGGAACCATCGCTGTGCGTTTGAATTGCCAGAATCAAAGAGAAGTGGCGGTCGTTATGCGGCCAGGTGTGAGCTGTATGTTCGGGCCTGAAATCCTCAGCCGCACTGATCGAGATGGCGGCTACATCGAGACATTGATGCCAGTGCGCGGTGAGATCTACTACCGCAGCTGCGCGCATGGCATCTGCCGCTATAGCAGTGATCTATGGCAGGCGGAACTGTACCTAGATCAACTGCTAGCGCAATAGGGGTGCCCGGTGGCTGGTCCTCACGCGGTGCCAGCCTTGCCGCTGCCGGGCGCAACGGCACGACCAAGTTTTCAAAAAAGTACGCGGTGATCTTAGCCCTCACTGGCCAGCCACTGCGCGATGGCCCATTCTCCCAGGCTTGTCCAGAACGGTTGGGCGCGATACCAGTCAACCCAAGGCTTATGGCCTTTGCTGCAGTTGCAGCCCATACAGCAGGCGACCATGTTGCTGGGGATTGTTGATCCGCCGTGCGCTTTGGGGATGACGTGATCCAAGGTTGGCGAACGACCCAGATCTTCACCGCAGTAGGCGCAGCGATAGTTCCAGGCAAGGAGGATTTGATCTCGTGCTGATCGCCGTGTGACCAGCCGGGTTTCATCAATCCGGTGCTTGTCCACTTAGATCAGGCGGCAATGGCACCGCGTTCACTTCAATGTCAAGAATGTCGTCGTCGCTGTTGATAAACTCAGCAATGCGGCTGTAGATGTCAGCCGGCAGATCTTCTGGCTCGGTATCGCTGCGGATGAATAGCTTGGCGCTGATCTCAACAATGAACGCGCGCATGGGCCATCAGCCGCTTGGCATACGGTAGCGGTCGCCACTGAGTCTCATGGGATTACAGATTTGCTATGGGATTGCGGCGCACGATACGCGCTACCCTTCCGCTCATGACATACATCCTGCGCATCGGCCCGTGGCACATTGGGCCGTTTTCAACGCATACCGCCGCCAGCCACTACGCCGAGTGCCATGGCTGCGATGATTACACCATGATCCCCATGGATGATCCGGCTGAAGCGCCGCGCATGATCTATCGGCTGCGCATGGGTCAATTAGCGCATCCCATGAAAAAGGCGCCGGTTGCTCAAGCCGGCGCCTAAGTGGACTTCACATCTCCCAATCAACGCTAGCCCTTGGATCCGGTAACGCCAAGGTCTGCGTTATATCTTCCGGTTTCGGCATAGCTGCGCTCTACCTTGCCGCTAACCAGCAGGAACTTCATCTGCCCGATGCGCAAACCGGGCCAAATCGGCAACGGATGCAGCCGGCGTTGATTGCGCAGCTCCATCGTCAGGCGACTGCCAAACCAACCGGGATCAGCCCAGCCGGCTTCTGCATGGTCCCAGCCTTCGCGGGCGCGGCTTGATTTAAGAACAAACTGCGCGCCGACATGATCTGGCAGGTTGAAGATCTCGGCGGTTTCAGCCAGAAAGAACTCACCAGGCTGAATCCAGAAAGGATCCTCAGCAGTGTGGCCATGCAGCTGCACTTTTTGCAGCTCAGCGGTATGCGCCACTTCAGCCATGATCTGCGTGCCCAGCGTCACGTCATAGCTGGCAGGGTTTAGCTGATCTTCGTTGTAAGGCGACAGCATGGAATGCTGCCGGCATAGGCGCCGGATTTCATGGTCTGGTAGCAGCACAGGGCCTCAGTAATCCCAGCGCACCTTAGCCCTGCTGCTGCGAATGCCTAGGTGGATGAAACCTTTAGGTGCGCCATAGCCCAGTGAATACGGCCAATGCTGATCGCACCAGTTCTGCACCGCATAGATGTCGGCGCCTTGGATGTAGAAATCAACGGCACCGCAACCTGGCCGGTAGAGGTGCTCGCTATTGCTGGCACCACCAACGGATTGGTTGACTGCTGGCGGCCGATAGCCGGACGTGATCACGATGGGCTTACCGCCAAACTGCACGCGCACACGCTCCAAGAAGGCGGCCAGCTCGGCGGCAATGTCCAACTGCCCCTGCGTGTCAAATCGGCGCGCCTCTTGATCTAACGCAAACTCACCCAGCCTGATGTGCGGCGTGATGCGTGCGGTGAAGGGACTGCTGGGGCGCAGCTTGGCGGTTTCCGGTTCGGCTGATGCGTGATGCGTGCCCCATAGCTTGCCCTCAGCGCGGCGACGACGTAGCAGGCCAGCTTCTACAGGCGTGCCAGGGTTGCGGTACAGCTCCAATGCAGCTGGCACTGCTGCCCAGTCTTTACTGAGCAGGCATCGGCTGATGGTCTCAAATCCCTCGGTGCCATAGAAACCGGCCCCTAGGTTGTAGGCAAAGCTGACCAGCGCTGATTGTTGGTGGTCATCCATTGCCTGCCAATGCGGCACGGTGGTGCGTAGCTTGCTGGCTATACGGTCAATTTCAAGCCGCAGCAGCATGTCGGCCTCGATCATGTTAATTTTGTCGCCACGCTTGACGGGCACGCCACCGCTGTAGCGCGTGGTGCCATAGCCGATGGTCCAAGGGTCGCCACCTGATAGCGGGTCAGGGTATGCGCTGAGGTGGCAGCCCTCAAACTCCTTAATCAGATTGATGGCGCCGCTTAGATCGCTTTGCTTGCCGTCTTGACTCCATGTCTGAAACCATGCGCGATCCCTGCGCATCGCGGCGGCGTAACCGTTGGCGATCAGATCGTCTTCCAGTTGCTGAATCGCGGCGCTTTGGTGCGGCAAACTCTTGTAGAACTTGAAGAGCTGCTGCAACGTGATTGGCGCGTTGTTCGCCATGATTCAGCCGCGCTTCTTTGGGAATGCAGTCTGCAGCACCTTAACGATGAGCTGCACCCAGCTGTTTTCGCGGATGGGCAGCAGTGCGATCACCTCAGAACCACCAGCCACCAAGATGGCGAAGATGGCGAGGGTTGTGGCCTGATCCATGACTAACAAGATGGCGGACGTGCCTCCAACTTAGAGACGCGCTGCTCAACCGTCGATAGCCTTCCGAATGTTTCCCGACGGTCTTCTTTTATGTCGGTGTGCAGCACTTCAAGCTGTGTTGCGATGTGTTCTACCGCACTGGTCAACCGCACTACAGCATCGCGGGCCTCACTATTGCGGCGGCTGAAACCAGCAGCACCCATGGCGGCGACTGAAATTGAAGCGCCAGCAACGGCGGCGATGATCTCAACCATGACGCCATGGTGCTACAGCATCATGCTATCGGCCCTGCCCGCGCATCTTCTTGCGGCCGTGGTTGGGCAGACTGTGCTGCCCTTGACCTTGCCGTGTTTTCTTGGGGCGGCCGGGTTTGTGATCGAGGCGCCCCAGTGCAGTCTTGGATTTCACTGCCACGGCACACCTGCGCTATGGGTAGGTGCGAGCTTTTCCGCAATCTGCCCGTCAAGTGCGGCAACAATCTCGGCAACCTTTTCATCGCCGAAGTGTGCCGTCACCCAGCCGACTACGGTTTCCTCGGTCAATTCGGCGTAAGGCGTGCCAGTGTCAGGGGCTGGTGGCTCCAGTCCAATGCTGCCGTAGGCGCCGGCTTGCTCTCCGTCTTTGAAGCGCGTCACCGTGTAGTGGACGGTGTAAACGGTGCCAAGTGCATCGAGCTTGCGCTCCATATTGGCGACCTTCCACACAGTGAATGGGAAGTCGATGCCGGGTTTGGGGTCAGCCATTGGAATGGTGGTGATGATCAAGGCTAATGGTGTTGCAACCTGTTGA